ATGGACTCCGCATTCGGGTCATCAGAAAGTAATTCAAAAGAGAGAACTGCCGTTAGGGAAATCGCAACCCGTATTCCAGTTGTTGGAGGCATCAAGCGAGCAAGAGAAGGAATAGTTAATTCCGTCGCAGGTGAACCCGCAGGAAATAATTCGTCTGGCTGGGGTAGCTGGGGAGGTAAATGGAGTTGACGAAGAAGCTAGACCCCAAGTCTCGCTTCAGCAAAGCTGATACGAATGGGGACAATATACTGACAGACGAAGAGCTTGACGCTGAACTGGATCGAGAAGAACGTCGCATCCGTATGGAGAATAGTGACAAGAAGGAAGACCAGATAAGATTGCTTATCTGGTTTCAATCCATAGCCACAGTGCTGTTCGTCGCAATACTAACAATACCAGAGGTCGTTCCAGAAAGCAGACTAGAGAGTTTGGTCGGTGTTGCAACGACATTCATACTTAGCCAGTTAGGAATAATCGGTGGGTATGTTGGTGCTAATGCTTGGGCTAAATCAAAGGAGGAAAGATAATGCTTAAAGATTTAATTAATCCCGTTGCAGGGTTGCTAGATAAATTTGTAGAAGACAAAGACCAAAAGGCAATGCTTGCCCATGAGATAGCAACGATGGCTGATAAACAAGTCATGGCTCAGTTGGAAATAAATAAAGAAGATGCGAAGGGGAATTGGTTTCAGTCAAGCTGGCGACCATTGACTGCTTACGTCTGTCTTACAGGTTTTGTTATGAATTATTTGGTCAGCCCCCTAGCCGCACCATTTGGTGTTGTCATTCCACAAGTGGATGTATCCATGATGATTCCGATTTTGACGGGAATGTTGGGTCTTGCAACATTACGCTCCTACGAGCGTGTGAAAAGCGTAGGCAAATAAGAAAGGTAAAACAATGAGAAAATATTTAAAAAGAATTTGGTGTGCGTTGCTCAATAAGAAGTGCAACGAAAATTGTAACTGTGTGGAGGGATAAGGTATGACCTTTAAACTATCTCAAAGAAGTCTGGGTAGACTGGACGGCGTAAAGAATGAACTGTTCTCAGTTGTTACCTCGGCGATTTCCCAGAGTTCTGTGGACTTCGGAGTCGTTTGTGGGATGAGAACCCAAAAAGAACAGGACGATTTAGTAGCTCGTGGAGCGAGCCAGACGAGGAAGTCTAAACACCTTACGGGAGATGCTGTCGATTTAATGGCTTACGTCGAGTGCAACGGAAAGTCACGAGCTTCTTGGGAGTTGAATCTGTACGACGATATCGCAGACGCAATGGCTAAAGCGGCAAGGGAAAAAGGTATCAAAATAAGGTGGGGTGCTTCTTGGCACATTGACTCAATCGGTGAGTACGAAGGAACAATGGAAGAAGCAATGAATGAATACATTGATCTCCGAAGGTCAGAAGGCAGACGACCTTTTATAGACGGCCCACATTTCGAATTGATGCCTCATTGATGTGATGTGGCTATCCATCATTATGTTCTGTTCGTCTGTTCAAGCTGAGTCTTGCATGGTGGTTACTCGGAAAGATTTACTGCCGACACAAGAAGAATGCTTCCATGTTTCTGTCAGCAAAGCACAGATAATCTCAGACGACGAGGACATATATTATGTCCAGCCTATGTGTCAGAACATTTATGTTGGCAAGAAGATAATGGTTGGCGGTAGATATAACATTTGGAACTTTAGATGACTGATGAAGACGAGAAACTAATACAGGCAGACGGCTTCGATGAAGCTGTGATCGGTGTCACAGACATTGGGTTCGATACCAGACGCATTGTTTATGACGCTGAAGAAGTCATAGATATCCTAATGACCCGTGATGGCATGTCGTGGGAAGATGCTTTGGAATATTATAACTTCAATATAGTTGGAGCTTATGTTGGTAAAGCCACTCCACTTTTCATTTGGAGAATGACGATGAGAGAAATTGGAACTCTCGACTGAGGATAAGATACTTATCTTCTTTGTATTCTTAGCTTACATCAGCACACCAGAAGGTTTTAACTTCGTGCTTACCCACTATCCGTTACTCCTTAGTTACCTCAAAGAGAGGTACTTCGGATTTATTTTCTGATCTCTGCTGAAATTCTCCACCGATTGCACCGTATCCACAGATGTCCAGCCATGAATCAAATTTATCTGAATGGATAAGTCTGGCTGTTTTCATGGCTAACATGCAGAGAATAACGTCCTTAACTGTAATATCTTTCTCAAGGATTACAGACCATAGCTTTGCAATTCTTTCGTGATTTTTGTAGGCATCGCCATAATCTTTAGCTCTGTCACCATTGATTAATTCTTCTGCTTCACACAGAACTTCTGATCTATTCTTTTCACTCATTGTCCTTTTTCCTTTGGCTTATAAACTTTATATTCTTGGCAAGCGTGTATTGCTTCACGATCATGTTTGTCGCAGTGCCACCCTCCGTCCTCTCTTGGGAAAGCAAAGGCACATGTCTCACACCTCACTGGTGCTTCGAGCCCTTCCCAGCAAGCGGCTTTCTTAAAACAAAACCTACAACTGAAACTGTCTGGGTTATCGCTGACCTTTGTGGCCTCCCCAGACATCACACGTTCAACCTTTGATAACAGAAAGTGGTAGTGTATGTCGTCATACTCGACTATCTCAGCACCATATTCTGACGTATTTTTATTGATAGCTACAAACACGGCTTCCTTGAAACCACTCATACCCATCATCATCTGCAACTGTGAATAATATTTAGGGTGTGCATCCTTCACCCCATTCTTTAAAAACTTTTTGTGACTTGCGTCATTCATAGACTTGATCTCAAGTACTCGTACAATCTGATCGTCTGTCTCTATGTGTCCGTCCATGTGGCAACTCACATGACCGCCGTAGAGATGATAGGAATACTGACGACCAGTCATACCATCCACCTCCCAGACTCTTACGTCTGCGTTCTCCTTTAGATCCTTAACAACAATGTCTTCAAGCAAATGACCCAACGCAAATATGCGTTGTGTCCTTGGGTTAATCTGTGGTTCGGGGAAACCTCTGAGCGAGAAAGCAAGTGCGGCATCACAAGGAGTACCTACGCCACTAGCCCCAATATATTGTCTGGCTTCTTGTATCTTTTTATTTCGATAGCCAGTATCAATCGCCTCAACTATATCCTCTGCCGTCCTAATCTTTTTCATAACTGCTCCTCAAAGGAAACAGCCCAAGGAAAAGGGAGAGAACCTTGGGCTGTTAATGTCGTGGATATGGGAATGAATAACCCTCGCTCTCACGACTTACGTTAGTCGTAGGGAAACCAAAAAAACTACGACTAAAACGGAATCTCGTCGTCGTCAGTGGCGGCTACTGCATCAACCAACGCTTGAGATTTTTCATAAGATTTAACTTCAGGCCACTTTTCACCCTTCTCATTTGCCTTACCAATACCTACGTTTATGCGAACTTGATAACCACTTAGCTTGTCTGCATCCCCAGGCTTATTGGCATCGGGATGGTCAGACGCTTCAAGCATGGCTTTTAATTGAGACTTACCAATCTGAACTGCTTTCGGATTTGGGTTCTGAACATTATATCGCTCTACGATTGTCATGTCGTTTTCATCAGCAAAGGTAACTTCAAGATAACGTCCAGTCCTTGCCGCCGTTTCTTTAATCATAGCTTCTTTAATGCGTACATCGTGATTGCCGACCTCTAAAAATCTTTTAGGTGGGCCATCGTCTGCGGCTACGTCTGTTAAATCTAATTCTCCAAAATTAAAACCACTCATTTTATATTCCTCTTTTCAAATTGTTCTTTTGTTTCTGCCATTTTTGCCAGCAGTTCTGTTACATCGTCGCATTCCTCGATTGCCTTCAGTCTTCTCTGAGGGTCACGACTCTTGCCGTGCCATCCATTGACTTCGTCTGTCGCAAACATACGTCTGACTTTTGGATGCCCACTATCTGTCTTCTCTGTAGTTCTCACTCCACAGAAAACGTGATCGAAGATTGCAGGTATTCTTTTCGCAACACCCTTGCCTTTGATATGAGGCCAGAATTGTGTTACGCCGTTTGCGTCGGCTTCTTCTTTAGCCAGACATGTCACGAAAACGTGGACGGGCAAGTCTCTAATAATCTTTAGATGACCAGTCATTTGGGAATCATATTCTCCCCAAACTTTAAATCCATTCTTATCGCCATCCATTTTCTCTTCGAGACTTTCAAGAAGTCGGTCTGACATCTCTGTCAAACTATCAATGGCTATCCACTTGTACCCTTGTGCTGGTAAAAATTCTGGCATTGTTAACCATGTGAAGATTTGCTTGAAGGAGTATGTACCCTTCTCTTCATCATTCTCTCCATCCCAAGATAGGAACGGAATATAATCAATGTCGGTATCTTCAATAGACTTTAGACCTGCTTCACCAGAGATGATTAAGCCTTTACCAAATCTTTTTTGAAAGAACCTGCACTGAAATGTTTTTCCCCACCCATGATGAGCATAAAGCAAAGTCTTAGTTGGGCCATCTTTCTGTAAGTCAGATGTTTTCTTTGGTCGAAATTTCATATATTACCTTTCTTTTATCTTGTATCACTCTAAATATAATTAGTTGTAATACTATTTGACACTTTAGTAGTATAGTATAGGTTACAGGTGTCAACCGAAAAAAGAGAAAAGAATGAAAAAATTAAATATAAAACGACTTATCGAAGATGTTGGTGGTGCTCGTAAGGTTGCAGAAATAGTGGGCGTTCAGAGGACTGCTCCGTATGGATGGGTGCGTCAAGGACACATCCGATCTACATTTTTAGAAAAGATTACATCAGCTAATCCAACATTAAACATTAATCATTATTTTGAGGAGAGACAAAATGAAAAACTTGGAGGCGGCACTTGAGCTTCTCGACATGGGGTGGTCAATCATCCCATGTCGCCCAGATACGAAACGACCACGAATTAAGTGGAAAGAATTTCAAGAAACCTTACCAACAGAAGATCAGGTAACAGAATGGTGGACTAAATTCCCAGATGATCCTATTGCTCTAATCACTGGCAGTTTATCAGGTGTGGTTGTGGTTGATTGTGACAATGAGGAAGCCCTTCATGCCGCCTTTGATTGCGGAATGAAGTCACCCTTTCGTGCGAAGACCAAGAGAGGACATCATTTATATTTTCGCCACCCACAAGACGGCTTACGTCGTGGGCCAAGAGCAGGTCTTATGACCAGAGGTTCAGACTGGCCCAAGATTGATGGTTTAGATTTCAGAGGCGACGGTTCTTATGCCCTCGTTCCACCTTCTAAGAATTATAGTTGGGAGATACCTAAAGGTTTCAGCCTTGACCCAGAAGACTTTCCAGTCTGGAAAGATTGGAAGCCACAGATTAAATCAGAATTTGATGACTCATTTAGTTTTAATGACCTAGATCTATCTGACGTTGTGGCAATGAACCCCATCGAACTTATGTCTGAGTGGGATAGGACTGCAAGGTATGTGAGAGAGACGTACCCAAATACCATGAAGATCCCATCTGGTGTTGGTAATAGTAGGAATGAGAGGGTGATGAAGTATATCTCTGAACAAATCATAGATGGAAACTTTGGTGCAGAACTTCGTGTTCGTGGCTACGCCTTTATGACTGAGTTCTTTGAAGAACATCTTTCCGTTGCCGAGTTCGAAGCTACAGTTAGGAGCATGGAGGAGAGTGAGAGACGTAATCATCCAGACAGATTTGATGAGAAGGGTGAATATATTCATCGGCATAAAATAGAAGAAGCTAAAGCAGAGGAGAATGGTGAAGGTAGATCACGAAGATTAATTACTATGGGAGATGCTAAAGAGTTAGCTGAGAAGTCAGAGGCTAGAGAGTTCCTTATTGAACCTTGGCTATCCCCTGCCTCAATCACGCAGGTCTATGGTTATTCTGGTCATGGTAAATCTTTATTTGTCCAGAACGCTATGGCTTCATTGGCATCGGGACGTAAATACTTTGGTTGCTTTGAGATCAATAAGCCAAGCAAGATCCTATACTTAGACTTCGAGATGGGTATGTCTACGATAGCCAGACGTTTACTTGAGATGAAACAAGTACATGGAGATACGAAGGATAGGTTACAGATATGGACTCCCTTTGTTGATAACCATGAGATGAACCTCCGAACTAAGGAGGGTCTTGTTGAGTTACAAGGTTGGGTAGATTTTATTAAGCCAGACGTAATAGTTGTTGACACCATAAGAACTGCATACCCTGGCTTAATGGAAAATTCCTCAGACGAATGGGCAAAGGTAAACCAGTTGGCTGTCCGTCTGCGTAACTCTGGTTATGCTGTCATCCTTGTTCACCACAGCAACAAGCCAAGTGAGACTGGTGTTGGTAGAGAGGCTGGGTCAACGAACCAGTTGACTGTCTTGGAAACACAGATCCGTGTGACACAAGTTTATCAGGATGAAGAGACGGCGAAACAAAACGCCGCCATCTATGACGGCTCATACGACAGACCAGTGTGGCCCATGTTATCGGCAAGGCTAATGAAAGACTTCCAATTATATATGGTAATGGAAATTCGTTACGGAAAAGTTCGTGAATGGACAGACGCACATGATCGTGTTCAGTGGATTGGTTTGGCGGCTAACAACCAGACAGATGATAGATGTATCGTATCATCTCGTTCAACAAAACAAATTGCAAAAGACTTGGCACTTGATGGAAAAGATGTAGAAGAAATCAGTCGAGTTCTATCTAAACCTTTAAGGGTGATTAAGGATTGGTTGGAGGTTTAACCTTCCAATATCCCTTCTCATAAATACCCAGAACTTTGGCATCAGGGAAAACTTCTCTGATGCTATCAACCCATTCAGCTATTTCTGGATACTTGGCTCTGTTTCCATTTGTTTCTGTCTGCTGACCAATGGTTCTGAATTTAGGAACGTATCGCTTACGGCTCATGTTCGCTTGTTTCTCCTTCGTTTATACTCAGGCCCCCCAAGGGGGCTGAGTAACACTTCGGCTCAAGTCGCTCTCAGCGTTCCTACACCCTGAGAGGTTGAAGGTCAACCCCTTTTTTTAAATTAGTTTATATTATTTTATATATTCGGTTGTATCTTAGGTGTGCTTTAGGTATATGTATACATATAGGTACAAGTAACAGGAGCAGTGTTGCCAAAGCCGATAGAAATAGGGCCAACAAACTTGAGATGGCTCAGAGAAAATCACAGAAAGACGACGTACTCCGATATGTCAGATAGAATCGGTGTGTGCGTAGACACGCTCAAACGCATACTCGTGCGTGAAGGACTTCAAGAATTTGATGGAGCAAAGTACCAACTGCGTAGAGACGTTGGTGTAACAATGTGGAATCGTCCTTGCCTTGAGTGCTCAAACGAGGAGTTGCGTCCAAAGAACTGGTTCTACTGCCGTTCATGTAGGAAAAAGAGAGGATATGAGGAGGAATGAAAGTAATAATAGAGTCGCCCTACAAGGACGACATCGTGCGGAACACCGATTATGCGAAGCGTTGCATGATCGACAGTCTAAATCGTGGAGAGTCACCATTAGTTTTCCACTTACTTTACACCCAAGTGCTAGATGAAACTAATGAAGATGAGCGATACAAAGGTATCTCAGCATCATTCCTCTGGCACAAACACGCAGACAAGCTGGTCGTCTATGAAGACTACGGCATAACTTACGGTATGGAACTAGCAATCAATCTGGCTAAACAGAATGGCGTACCTATAGAGAAGAGGAAACTTAATGAGCAACCCACAAAAAGCTAAAGGCGACGGGTACGAGCGTGAACTTGCGGCGTACATCAACGACAACACTGGTCTCGATTGTTCACGAGCCCCTCTGTCTGGCGGCGGAGCTATAGGTATACTGTCTGGCGGTGCAGACCTGCTCGGCGTACCCAACCTTTTCATAGAAGCAAAGCGTGTCGAGCGTCTGAACTTCCACGATGCTATGCGTCAGGCTGAACGTAACCGTACCAGCCGTGCGACAGACGACGTACCCGTAGTTATAAATAGAAAGAATAGAATGAAGACTGGAGATAGTCTTTGTCTCCTCAGACTGGACGACCTGCTTACATTCTATCGTGCATACTTATGTCAGGAGGGCTTTGTTAAGGAAGACGAATGCCAGCCTGTCCAGTCTGCTCAACCAACCAAGAAACTGTAGCTCTCTACACACTTCAGCAGAAATGGATAAAGGCACTCATGGCTTGCCCACGTTGCGAAGCAGAAAGGAAAGAGAGGAAAAGTGAAAAAAGACAAGCTCCCGTTCCTGATCGACCAACTAAAAAAAGCCGACGATAGTTCGCCCTCCTCTGCCCTGACGGGCCGTCGGGCTACCTCAAAACAAACTAAACTTGTACAACAAGTATGGAACTGGATAGTCCACGACCTCTCCGAACCTACCGAAGAATACAACGACATGCCTCCATGCCCCTACGCACGACAAGCACTCATGGCTGGACGTGTAATCTTCCATACCTCAGACGATCTAACCGCCGCCATAGATATCAAAGCCATCGGCGACCCAGACAAGTTCACGCACGTCTTCATCTGGACAGACCCAGCACAAATGTCACCCGATGAAATGACCGACTGGATCGCTGACCAGAACAAGAACCACTTTGGATGCTGGCTTATAGGTATGCACCCTGACCACCCCGACGCAGAATTATCTGTCTGGCAGTCACTCAACATGGACGACTGGGGCATACTTCTTGTGCAATCATTAGCTGACTTAGACAATGCTCACTCCATCCTCCTCGGAACTCAGTACTACAGAGGCGTGGATGACATAACAGACTTAGTAGAAAGAAAGGTAATGGCAAATGCGTGGTATGAAAAAGTCAGTAAAGAAATCGAAATCGAAATCGAAGAAGAAGAAGTGAGGCACTGATGCGTGGAATGAAAAGACCAAACAGAGGTGTAGTGTTTACCAGATCTGGAAACATAATGCCTAATCAAATGAGAGGTGGAATGAACCCGATGGCAAGACCTATGTCTCGTCCGTCTGGTATGTTCGGGAGGAATATGGGAGGGCGTAAGCCAATCCTCGGACGATTAAGAAAGAGGTAGTCCCATCGACCCATTAACTGTAGCTATTGGTGCGTTCAAGGTCGCAAAGAAAAGTATTGAGCTTTCTAAAAGTGCGTCCGAAATTGCGAAAGACCTGGGCAAGGTCTGGTCTGCTATAGATCAGGTCAAGGCAGACGCTAAGTCTGCGAAGAAGGCTGGGTCATCCAATGCAATGGAGAAGTTCATTGCTCTCAAGGAAGCTGAAGACCTTGAATACAACCTGCAACAAATCATTCGTGCCACTCGTGGCGAGGCAGGGCTCAAGCAATTCATGTCTCTACGCAACGAAGAAAAGAAAGCTATGGAACTTGAGGACTACGAAACTCGTAAACGTAGTGCCAAGATAAAGAACGTACTCTCTATTTTATTCGGCAGTGTAATATTCTTTGCTGGCTTTGCTGGCCTTGTGTATGTAGCTTGGCTCTATGGTACACCCAAGTAATCAACTCAAACTAGACCTCAACGAAGAACCTGACGGTCTAACCCTCGCAGAAACGGAGGGAGACAACTGGCTCTATAATCTTTTTGTTGCGACTGTCTGCAATTCTGATACGATAGATAGCATGGAAGAAAAGATCTGCATCCTCTGCAACAAATCGTTTACCGAATGGGGAAACAACCCCTCACCATTAGCCGCGTCTGGTCAGTGTTGTGACAAGTGTAACGAGAAGGTAATCCTCGCCCGAATTTTGGACATAAAAAAAGGGGATGAAGCCGAAGCCTCACCCCCTTAATGAAAGTTATAATCTATAATTAAACGAGTAGCTATTCTATACTTGTGTTATTCACTACTATCAACGACACCTCGCCTCTTGAAAATTTAACTACAAACTAAGCAGAAAGGGAATTGAAGGAAGCATTGTAAAACCTTTCTGCTATGATTCGATTATACCACGACTTTCTCTGTTGTCGCCGAGCCGTCAGTATTTTTCTTCTCTGGCTTATCATCAATGATGAACCGAACTGTCCACATACTTTGACCCCTCATAACGATCATAAAGTCTTTAGTCGGACAACTCTCTAGCCATGCGTTGATCTCTTCCTTAGTAGCCATTAACGGTTCATCTCTACAAACCGTCTGGCTATAACTTCCCTATTACAATTATCGCAACATTTTTTATCTGGGCTCGCCAGAGGAGCAGGGTTATTCCCTGATCCTCTGAACTCCTTATGGCACAGACAACATGTATATTTAGGTCGCCAATCTTTATCCATCAGATAACCCCCCAATGTTTGAGGTAGATCTTAGCCTTGTCACCAGATGTCCATCCCTCTTTAGTAGAGTTCTGAACAATTCGGCAATGTTGTAACCACTTACAGTAGCCACTAACTGCCGAACCAGATATGCCGACCTGCTTGGATATGTCACTCAGACGAACCTTTTTCCACTGATCCTTCTGTGCTTGCATCCACATTATTGTCAACGCTATCTTCATCTCCATTGGCTTTATCTTGTGCATCTGCTTCGAACCTCATTATATTGTTTATGACCCATCTGGGACTTGAGACGCATGACGACAAACTTGTTACCAAGTCTGCCGCCCCATCTCTGTTCTTCACGTTGGCATTGAAACCAAGTTCAACACCAACGAGTTTGTTAGTCTCGTCGATGACGGCAAATAAATTGCCGACATCAATAGCTTTTTTGTTATTCTGATCTGTCAATTTTGATCCTCCTACTATAATCCCAACCAAGAGTTTTAGCTATTTCCCTCTCAGCTTTGTGGGATGATATTTGTACGTCCGTTAGTAGGTCTACAATATCGTTCATATGATCTTGTGTCGTCTTGTTGTGAACTTTTAATTCAGATCTCACTGTCTCTATAAGTCTCTCGCACAAGCGATCAACTGCCTCTGCAAATTTTATGTCACGCATGAAGCAACCTCGCTCAGATAAACCTTCTGGCCTTTCCAATATTTGAGTTGCTCATTCAGCGTTCCATTTCTATTTAGCTTATTTCCTCCAGAAGATTTTCTAAGCATGGGACACCTCGCAAGGTGGGGCAGTTATCACGTTGTTTGAAACATTGATCCATCCAGATTTATCACATAGGCCATGTATCATTCGATACATACTCAAGGCTTCTGCTCTCGTTCGGAAACGCAGACCGTCAGTGTGGTAGAGTTGCCAACTCCCATCCGAAAATCCTTTTCGGCAAAACTTGGTAGACGCAACGCTTCGCATCTTCCTCGTTGGCTTGGTATTATAAATGTTAATCATATTCCTATCCTCCATATATGATTGTTTTACTAAGGTTGTCATTAAGATTACTCGAATTCCCTCTTTAGTGTCAATGACACCACTCCAAAAGGTGGTGTTTGTTCCACATTTGGTGAAACGGCACACCATAGACACAACTTATTGTGTCTTTAGGTGTTCATTATGGTGGTTTTTCGTCTGATGGGTGTGCATTTTCTCCCTTGGTAAGGGCATCAGCCTTACTCTTGTCAACAAAATTGTTTGTGTTAATGTTCATTTCCGTATGCTGTCGTAGCTCAGTGGTAGAGCACTCGCTTGGTAAGTGAGAGGTCGAGAGTTCAATCCTCTCCGACAGCACCATATCCTTCTGGTCACGATTTGGCACAGACACATCCGTTGATGTATCCAAGTGTTCGATCACACTCTTTAGACTGCTTGGTGCAAGGTGAGCATACCTCATAACCATCGCCAAACTTGAGTGTCCTAACAACTCTTTCAACTCATCAAGACCCACTCCCTTCTGCCGTAAAAGACTGGCAAAGGTATGCCGACAGTCGTGTGGTAAGAAGTCTTCAATCCCTGCCTTGTCACACGCATCGTGCCACAGTGCATAGAAAGCATTGTCTGTCTTGCGACCATCATTATTCTTACTGGCTCTCTTCCACTTGTTACCAAGAGGATCAGTAAATAGATAACCGCCCTTCTCACATCTTGTCTGTACCATAGGTAAGATTGTTCTGGCTAAACCAACACGTCTGATCTTCACCTTCTTGCTCCTACCTTTCTTTGATCGGAAGACAACCTCGTCACCAAAGACATCCTTGTCTGTGGTATCCCAAGCCTCTCCCAACCTAGCACCAGTAAAGAAGAGAAACTTCACATTGTCTCTGATCTTCTCATCACAACAAGCGATAAGTCTGTCTCTCTCTTTCTCTGTAAGCCATCGTGTACGCCCCTCACCTTCTGGGGGACGTACAAGTTTTATGTCGAGGTGAGGAAACCCTCGTTCTTTTGAGTGATTAATACATGCAATCATCGTATTCATCTCTCTCCTCTGTGTTGATGCGGCTACACCAGACCGTTCAAAGAAAGGATAGACTTCGTCTACTTTAAGACTGCCTAACTTTCTCTTCCCAAATAAAGCATCGAAACGCTTGATCGTGTAACGATCTGCCTGACCTATTCCGTTAGGTCTTGTCTCGTATCGTCGCAACATTTCGGAAACGGTGTCGTCGCTACGTCGCTTGGTATCTACGAGATCTGTCTGGTTAAAAATTTCAGATTGAACTTTAGAAAGCACACTTGAAGCATAACTCTTTTGATTGAGAGTAAACTTTGTACTGCGTTTAACCCTTACACTCTTACCATCGGCCCTAGTCATAGTGCCAATGACATACCAGACGTTTCCTCTTAGGCTTAGATTAAGTCCCATCTCCTCCGTCTCCAATTATCAGTTTATCGAAAGCCTTACCATCTTCCTTGTCCCAATTCGCATCCCAGTCTTTGGGCAAACCTTTAGACAACAGACGATAACTCTCGTCATCTATTTCCTTGAGTGCATTGATCGTCTTCAGAATTACCTGACTCCTCATCTGCACCCCAAATTTTCTAGCGATTGTCCTAACATGAACTTTCGCCGTATTCTCAGATATCTGTAACCTTTTCCCAATCTCTACGTTAGTAGCTGATCGGCAAATCATTTGGATAACCCCATGTTGTTTAGTTGTGAAACCTGCAAGCACCACCTCTGGTCTGTCGTCTGCCTCAATGGGTGGGCTAACTTGTTTTGTTGCAAGTCCATTGTTTAGTCTATCTATAAGGTTATCTAACTTCCACTCTATCCTATCTAGTTGTTTCATAGCTTGCCCCTCTAGGTAAGATGTCTTCGGCCACCGCCGAAAGCATAGTTGTTGTATGAAACTAATTTGATTGTGGCTTTTCTTAGCCAAGTACTAAGGCTGAGTTTCCATCGTCTTGGTTGTCCTTTTCTTAATGTATTTATTATCATTGTTCTCTCCTTTTATATTGATTAAAATAACACTGCTCTCCTCAACTGTATAGTATCCTATACACACCGAACAAACCTCTGTCAACTGTTATATCGGATGCTTTCTTTTTCACTATTTATTAAAGTGTTTATCACACCACCGACAAAGATCACTCCAGTTCACACCAGTATCTGGACTGTTAAATGCAGGTGATTTACAGTTTAGTCCTTGGTATCTATCCCCTTCAAACATAGCTTTAATATTTATGGCATCTCTCGTACACACAGAATACTTCTTATCTTTCATTATGAGGATCAACTGACCCTCATCTACTTTCATGTAATCTTTCACCAATACTCCCTCAATCCTTTCAATCACCTTCTTCTTCTTCGGATCGAAACCAGTAAGGTGCTTGAAGCTGACATACCCAGACGGTGTCCACACCCTGGCTTTCTTACCCTTACCCTTACCCGTCTGGCTAGGCAACAAGTTATCCTTCATTAACTTCTCGCCAAGCTCGTTGTATATAGTAACTCTTTGATTGTCTGCCAGACCATCAAAGATCGTGTGTATTTTATCGTAGAATTTCTGGATCATTTGTCCTCCTTCAACTGTTGCATTGTATCTGCATTGGCTTTTAATACTTGATAGCTTTCTTCACCATGTCCGTCTGATGAACA